AATCTGTTTTAGCTTTAATCTATATAAGTGCGGATACCAAGTTTGTGAAAATCCTTCACTTGAGCGATTAACATCTTCAACTACGTAAAAGCGTTTAAGTGCAACACTGTAATCATTAAGAGCATATTCGTCTTTCAAATGTGGCAATTCAATCACATCACCTGACATAATTTTTCTACCAAGCGTCTTTACACTGCTGTTAATATGTATAGTCATAAACAGTGTATCATTGCTTAAAAATAAACCAAACTGACTAAGATCAAAATCTATATCTTGTACGTTATATATTGCTCGCATATTATAAACATCAGGATCGTACTTTCTGTCTCTGTTTTCTAAAAATAAAAGATCTTGAATGTTTGTTTCTTTTACAGCATCGTATTCGGGCTGTGTAGCACTTCGATCTTCATCTAAAGGATTCTGAGGACCAATATATTTGTGTATATTGATATCTGTTCCGCCAACAGTAAACATTTCTTGGATTTGTTTGTCCAAAAAATGATAGTCATTGCCGCGTTCTGGTTTATATAATGATAGTCTTGGCATATACATATTTATCGCCAACGATAAATACTATACGGAGAAACCATATGGCAGATTTAGCAACACAAAAACAAGAAATATTTGATTACGTTAATACGTTCCTTGGTGGAGGAATGGTCGACGTTGAACTTGATCCGATACATTATCAAACTGCACTAACCAAAGCACTAACCCGTTTTAGACAACGTAGTGATGCAAGTGTTGAAGAATCATATATGTTTCTTACTACAGTTGTTGACCAAAACGATTATATTTTGCCAAATGAAGTTATGGAAGTGCGTAAATTATTTCGTAGAAGCATAGGTTCTAGAACTGGCGGCGGCGATGGCGGCAGTTTATTTGAACCATTTAATTTAGCATACACAAATACCTATTTGCTATCTAGTAGTAAAATGGGAGGATTGGCTACATATGATTTGTTCTCCCAACACCAAGAACTTGTAGGTAGAATGTTTGGTTCGTTTATAGAATTTAAATGGAGCAATACGAGCAAAAAACTTACTCTTTTACAGCGTCCTAGAGCAGAAGAAGAACTATTACTTTATTGCTATAATTATCGTCCTGACTCAGAACTGTTAAATGATTATCTAGCTGTGCAATGGATTAAAGACTACACGCTTGCAAGTTGTAAGTATATGCTAGGCGAAGCAAGAAGTAAGTTTGCTACTATCGCAGGACCACAAGGCGGCTCCACACTAAACGGTGATACATTAAAAGCAGAAGCTCAACAAGAAATGGACAAGTTAGAATTAGAAGTAGCTATGGCAGTACCAGGCGGCACAGGCTACGGCTTCTTAATTGGTTAAAAACTTCTTGACATTTAGTATTAATTAAGTTATACTGTACGTATACTTTAAGGAGATGCTTGTGTTACCTAAATTATTAGTTGTTGGTCACGGCCGTCATGGCAAAGATACTGTGTGTGAAGTATTAGAAGATTACGGATACACCTTTCAGTCTAGTTCTAAATTTTGTTCAGAACTTTTTATCTTTAATGATTTAAAAGACAAGTACAAATATAAAGACGAAGAAGAATGTTTTGAAGATCGGCACAATCATCGTACTGAATGGTACGATATGATTCATAACTATTGCAAAGATGATCTAGCACGCCTTGGTCGCAATTTGTTTGCAGAACATGATATCTACTGTGGTCTACGTAACAAGCGTGAATTCTTTGCAATGCAAAATGAACAAATCTTTGACTACGCTATTTGGGTAGACCGCACAGATCATTTGCCTTTAGAAAGCAAAACTAGTATGAGCATAGAACAATGGATGTGCGATTATACTATTGATAATAATGGCGACTTAGCAAGACTAAAACTAAATGTTGATATTCTTATGCGTACTATCTTTAGAAGTCTGGGCGTAAGTCTCCCTGTTTCCACCGCACTCCGGTTTTCTGAAGGATACGCTGGCAGTTAGCACATACTGTTTTTAAGTTGCTAGGTCGACAATTACTCAAGTCTCCGTCAATATGAAATACATTAAATTGCTCTTCGTGATTTGATTTAAACCCGCACTTCTCGCACTCATCTTTTTTTACGTAACCTCGTTGCCTCCACAAAGGATTATCATAATTTAATCCGTGCTTCAAACATCTTTCACAAAGCTTTCTATAATAAGTTTTGCCATCTTTTTTATAATTTATAGCCGCTGGACGTTGCTTACATTGACATAAAGGTCTCATATTGTATTTACCTCACCTTTTCTATCCCTTTTTTTAGCTTATTATCGGGTAGATTTCTGCTCATCTTAATAAATACTATAGCGAAAACACTATCCAACAGGAGATTAAAAATGGCATTAGTATCACCAGGCGTAGAAGTCAATGTAATTGATGAATCATTCTACACACCAGGAGCGGCAGCAACTGTTCCAATGATCTTTGTTGCTACAGCATCTAATAAAACAAGAGCATCAGGAAACGGCCTTGCACAGGGCACAACAGCAGCAAACGCAGGCAAAGCTTATTTAATAACAAGTCAAAGAGAACTTGGAGATTTATTTGGCGATGCACTATTTGAATCAGACAATAATGGTAACATGATTCACGGCGGAGAGTTAAACGAATATGGACTCAACACAGCTTACTCATTACTTGGAGTGACAAACCGTGCTTATGTTGTAAGAGCAGATGTTGATCTTGCAGAACTTTCACCAACATCAGTAGCACCAGGCGGCGAGCCTTTAGACGGCGCACATTGGTTTGATACTACTAATACATCACTAGGCATTTTAGAATGGAATGCAGCACCAATTACTACAACAGGCGGACAATCATTTAGTACTGCTGTTGTAAGAGTTCTTACAGAAGGCACAGAAGTAACTGGCAGCGGACCGAGAGGCTCGATAGGTTCAATTGGTGAATATGCTTTAGATGCTACTGTTAATACTAATGATTTATACTACAAAAGTAATGGTAGATCACTTAATACTACTTCAGGTGAATGGGTTAAAGTTGGTAGTGCAAAATGGAAAGCAAGTTGGCCTACAGTGTCAGCTGCAACTAAAAATCCTTCAATGACAAACAGTGACACACTTACACTTAATGGTGAAACTATAACAGTGGGCGGCACAGGACTTGTAGCCGACTTAGTAGCTGCTATTAATGGTACTAGTGCATTAACAAACGCAGGCGTTAGTGCTTACAATAACAACGGCATACTAGAAATTTATTCAACAGGTGCAAATATAGTACTAGCAGATGGCACCGGTACTCCGTTAGCTGCGGCAGGAATTGCAGACGGTACTAGTGTTGCACCACAAGTGGCTATTGCACCACATACAAGCGTACCTGAATATAAGTCAAGTGATACAACTCCTGCACCAACAGGTAGTTTGTGGATTAAGACTACAGTACCAAACGGTGGCGCAAACTGGAGAGTAAAGCAGTACAGCACAGATACACAGCTTTGGAGCAACGTTTCTGCTCCGATTTATACAAGCAACGAATCTGCACTATTTGCACTAGACAAAACAGGCGGAGGCGCAAATTTATTAGTTGGTGACATTTATATAAATGCAAACAAAGAAGAAACTTCACCAGCTGTTATTGATTTTCAAATTCAGCAAAAGTTTAGAGCAGGCGCAACGCAAGTAGTATCTGATACAATTAGTACAATTTCTGCAGGTGATTATAGCTTTGATTTAGGCGAAACTATTGTTAATAGTGCTACACTTACAAATAAAACTGTAGGTCCGATTACTTTACTTGGCGACGAAGATGACGCAGAATTAATAGCTACTGCGATTAATAGTACAGCATTTACAAATGTAATTGCATATGTTAACGCAACAAATAAAGTAGTTATAGAACACAAACTAGGTGGCGACATACGCATAGATGATACAGATGGGTTGTTTGCAGCTATGGGAATGGCAGGTTTGAACGCAGCTGGATCAAATTCGGCTACAGCAACACCTGGACTTTTTGTTGCACCAACTGACGATCCAAAGTATGGATTAGTAGCTTCAAACTGGAAGCCATTAACTTATACAGCATCTGAAAATGAGCCATTAGCACTTACACAAGACGGCCAACGCTGGTACAATTCAACAATCGATGAAGTTGATATCATGATACACAATGGCACTACATGGGTTGGTTATCAAAATTACAATGGAGATTATGCTAATACAAACCCAGCAGGTCCAATTGTAAGCGCATCAGCACCAAAAGCCGCAGACGGACAGTCAGACGCATCTCCATTAGTTGATGGGGATCTTTGGATTAGTACAGCAGATTTAGAAAACTTTCCACTAGTATATCGTTGGAATGGCACTTCTGAAGAATGGGTATTGATTGATAAAACAGATCAAACTACAGAAAACGGTATAGTATTTGGCGATGCACGTTGGTCACTCACTGGCGGCGCAACTGATGGACCGTTTGTTGGCGCAGATATTGACGAGTTACTAACTAATGATTTCTTAGATCCAGATGCTCCAGATCCTGCACTATATCCAAAAGGTATGTTGCTTTGGAACACACGTAGAAGTGGATTTAATGTTAAGCGTTTTGTACGTAACTACGTCGATGTAGCAGGTGCCAACGGACGTTTCTTAGTAGACGATCCGCAAAGTGTAGATCCAGCAGACGTAATTGACGAGCCAATGGCTAGTTACTATCCACACAGATGGGTAACAGATTCAGGTAATAACGAAGATGGATCAGGTACATTTGGACGTTTTGCACAGCGCAAGAGTGTTGTACAAGCATTACAGTCTTTAGTTAATAGCAATCAAGATATACGTGACGAAGAGTCACGTCAGTATAACTTAATTGCAGCTCCGGGTTATCCAGAATTAATTGGTGAAATGATTACATTGAACGTAGATCGTAGATTGACTGCGTTTGTTGTAGGCGACACACCAATGCGCTTAACACCAGATGCTACTTCATTGAATGAATGGGCAAATAATGTTAGAGGTGCACTTGAAGATAATGATAATGGTGCAGTGTCTAAAGACGAGTATCTAGGCATGTATTACCCAAGTGGCTTTACAAGTGATAACTTTGGAAATAACATTGTAGTTCCAGCTTCACACATGGCACTACGTACACTTGTACTAAACGACCAAGTTGCGTTCCCCTGGTTTGCTCCAGCAGGTACAAGACGCGGTGGCGTAAGCAACGCAACAAGTTCAGGTTATATTAGTAGCGAAGGCGAATTTGTTGGCGTTTCACTTAACACTGGTCAACGTGATACACTATACAGCAATCAAATAAATCCAATTACGTTTATTAATGGTGCTGGCTTAGTTGTATTTGGTCAGAAGACTCGTGCAAGAAATGCAAGTGCATTAGACAGAGTAAACGTAGCACGTTTAACTGTGTACTTACGTGGACAGCTTGAATTACTTGCAAGACCTTACTTGTTTGAACCTAATGACAAAGTAACAAGAGATCAAATTAAATCAGCTGCTGATCAACTACTATTAGAACTTGTAGGATTAAGAGCTGTATATGACTTCTTGGTAGTGTGTGATGAAACAAACAATACACCAGCAAGAGTCGATAGAAACGAACTTTACTTAGACGTAGCTATTGAACCGGTTAAGGCGATTGAATTTATTTACATTCCGCTAAGACTTAAGAACACTGGAGAAATTTCGGCACTAGGTTAATATGCGTACTTAATGGATGGGGAAAATTCCCCATCCTATTATGCATAAATACTATTGTAACAGGAGACAAGAATGCCAATTACAACATTAACAAATATTTCAATCCCAACAGAAGATGGGGGCGGCAGCAATAGTTCATTGCTAATGCCAAAACTTCAATATCGTTTTAGAGTGATGTTTGAAAACTTTGGAACAACAGGCGGACCAGATGGTATCCGTGAAATTACAAGACAAGTAGTAGACGTAACTCGTCCTAATTTGACTTTTGAACAAATGACCCTAGATGCTTATAACTCAAGAACATATCTTGCAGGTAAGCATAATTGGGAGCCAATTACATTGACACTACGTGAAGATGCAAACAACAACGTACAAAAAATTGTTGGTCAGCAACTTCAAAGACAGTTTGACTTTTTTGAACAGTCTAGTGCAGTATCAGGTGGTTCTTATAAGTTTATTACTAAAATAGAAATACTAGACGGCGGCAACGGCGCAAATGGTTCTAACATTATTGATAGATTCCAACTAGTAGG